GCACTTTACGAGCTTGGGCTGCTCGTGGGCTCGACTACTCTCTCTGGACCCTAGACGCATTCCAGAGCGGGACCGCCATGACTTACCTGAATAACACCATCGACAACATGGCCAGAGTCGGTAGCGCCTATAACGTGGCCACACCTTTCGTGGCAGGCTTCAAAGGCGATGACGGCTTCATCCGGTCCCAGCAAGTTACGAAGATCCACACCCTGAAAGAGTTGAAAGTTGAGGAGGGCGTGACTGGCACGTTTGTGGGATACCTCGTCGGTGATACGCTCACAATCGATCTACCGCGTCTTGCCAACAAAGCAGCCTGCCGCATATATACGAATAAACAGCAGGCGGACGAGTATGCAACCGCAGTCGCCGACTGGTTACACTTGATCCGCAACAACGACGAGGCTTACCACATGGTGCGCGTCAACGCCTTCCACTACAATCTCTCTGTCTCCGAGTGTGAGATTCTGTGGTCGTTCCTCGTCTGGTACGCGCAGGGTGGGTTCAGCCGTAGCTTCTTTAGTAGAAGCACCAATCACACCACCGGTTTTCTCTACAAGAAGATCCTGGACCCTGGGCTAGGTACAGATTTATACAATACATCTTTCATTTAATGATCAGTAGCGCCATGTCTCATCTATCCAATTTCCACGGCATTCAAGCCGTCGCCTTGCATGACGTGCAACAGTACGAGCTCCCACAATCAATGCGTGTTACGCAAGTCATCCTTGTGTTCGGCTTCATAGCCACGTCGATCATACAGACGGCATACACCATCCAACGCCTCGACGGCATTATAATTGCAATCTCTGACATGAACCGGACCGTGGGTGACGGCCTGCACATCGTCGAGGCCCAGCTTGGCGGGAGCATCTTCCGGCTTGATCAGCTATACATTTCGGTCGAAGCCATTCTTGGCGAGGTCAAAGATCTCGATGCGATTTCAGTCAACATCTCTGGCGACGATTTTAACATCACAATGGAGCTCGGTGAGCTGGAAGAGACTGCCAAGCTCATACTCCATGACATGCGCTTGGGTCAAGCGAACATAGTGCACGCCATCGAAGCTGGGTCCAATTTGACCGACGAAATTTTCAACAGCGAGGACGGCTGGGGAAGCTCTATGAAAGACCACCTAGAGGACGCTGATGAGTTCCTTTCCGCGATTTCAGACACTCTTGACATAGTCCACGACGTCATCGACACCGTAGGAGCCATCATACAGGGTGTCCAGCAAATTACCTTGAAGGGAATTCTCGACGCCCTGCAGGGTGGCGCTTTCAATCAGAAGGTCTACCTCGCGGTATCCGAGGCGGAATGGGCGCTCCAAGTCGGCAATCTCGAG